CTCCCGCTCTTTCTGTCCATCCCGGCCCATGAGGCCAGTTGCCCTAGCGTTGTAGCGAGCTTGCCTTCGCGCTCTGTCAGTAGGATCGAGCGGTCTCTATAGACGCCTCGCCACTGTCCGTTTCCAAGATCCTGCAGTTCGACGCTATCTTGTGTTGCGCTTGTCACTGAACTCCCTCAAAACTTTCTGACTCTCGTGTCTTCAGTCTGGCCATCTCGGTCATCATCTGACGGCAGATTTCCAGCGCGTGTTCCGGTTTAGCCTTATCGCCAAAGCACGCCCTGGCCGACTTCCACGCTGCATAGAGCGTGTCGTGTACATTCACGAGCGCTTGCCGGAAGTCGCCAGGCGCACCAGTGTCTTGCGCGAGTTTGATCCAGCGCTCGAATTCATTTAGCCCTGTCATCGGGTCATTCATACTTTTGCTCCAGCTCCACCCGTACTCCGTACCCTCGTGACTTCTCCTGCGCGTATCGCCACGTCAGGCGCTTGTCGTTGTCCTTAACCCCTAGGTACAGCGCCACAGAATCGCGCACGGCCTTCGCGCTTCCTGCCAAGTTGTCGTCATCCATGGTCCCGCGTCCGATGCGCACGATCGTGATGACAAGTGGCAATGCCGGTCGGTTCACGCCGACCACAGACATCACTTTCGTGAACACCCACTCCCGCTGTGAGTCGACGGTGCGCTTGCGTTTGCCCCACGCTTCGTTGCGTGTGACATTGGGCGATTCGAGGCGAAGGCCGTCGATGTGCACGTGCCAGCTCACAGCGGTCCTACCTTCGGCCCGCGCGCCTTGCCCTGCGCAACCAGTGCTTCGTACAGATCGGGCCTGAGTTCCCGGATCGCCTTGGTCACGGTGGTCTCTGAGCACCCCATGGACATGCTCGCGAGCCGGGCGCTGCCGTTGTAGCGCTTGAACACGCGCTCGAGTTCCTTGGGGTCTGAGAGCGCGGGATGTCTCGGCTTGATGCGTCCGGGAACGTACTTGCTTGTCATGACCTCACCCATGGATCGCGTGAGTGCTTCAAGATGATGAGCGCCGTTCCGCACGAGCAGTCCCCGAAGGAATCAGCAAGGAAGTCTCGCTTGATCCGAGACACTGGCTGCCGAACGTCGATCGCGAGATGCCGCTCGGGATGTGACGGATCGGCCACATCTCGAGGACACCGCAAGCGCACCACGCCATCGCTAGCCATTCGCGTCCTCCGTCAGCGCGATCAGCTTGGCGCCGCAGGGACAATCACCGAGGGCTGCCAAGATCTCGCCGAGCCCGTCCGCTTTCATCGGCAGGCGAATGGCCGCACCGAGGTGGCCGTACGGATCGCCGTCCTCGCCATCGTTCGGACACCGCAAGCGCAGGATGCCGTCGTTACCCATGGTCCCTCCACGGATCGGACTGGTCCGCTGCGAGGATCACGAGCTTTCGCCCGCACACGCACGGATCGACCGCGCGAACGAGACGCGGGAGCAGGTCGAGTGAGACCGGCATGCCGATATCCACACGTACGTGTCCGCCCGTCGGGTCTGGATGCGCGACGTCTTCGGGACAACGCAGACGGAGCGCTGGCTCGTCGTTACTCATCGCGCCTCCCCAGTGCCGCCATGGCCTTGCGCACGCCGAGTAGCCCCGTAATCAGCCCACCGACGTCACGCCCATCGAGCACGAGGTAGCGTTTCTCGGCCACGAACAGCGGGCCATGGCGGCGCCAGTACCGCACGTCGTAGTGCACAAGGCCATCGATGTAGATGGCGCCAATCCGGAGTTCACGGTCGGTGGTCACGGTAGCCTCGCGGGCACGATTGCCGGCTGCGGATCGGGCAGATGTCGACACTCTTCGAGCTGCCAGCCGATCGCGAAACTCACGACGACTGCAAGGGCCAGTTGCCAGGGCGGGAATCCCCACCAGCGAGCAAGGCGGATCATCGCGGCGTCTCCCGCGCTTGTCGCGAGCACCAGGCTTTCGCGCGACCGAGCCACAGGGCGAGGGTGAGCCATAGACGGGTCATGAAAGCCCCCGTGCCCAGTCGGGTGTTAACGCAACGGGATTGCAAGCAAAGTCAGGAGCTACAGCCCAGCCGACTTGTCCGGTTTCATGCGTGTTGCTGATTGTCCCGGTTTGTGGGATCTTGGAATGATGCGCGTAGTGCGCCCACTGCTCTTCGAACACGACGAGTCCTTAGGCTGCGACGCGCGAGCGGCGAGGCTTGCGACGGGGCGAAGATGGCGGCGGATCATTAGCCGGCGTGGCGCTTGGTTGAAACGGCTTGATCTTGGCGATCTCGGCGCGCTCCTCGTCGGTGAGCCACCAAGATGCCGGTACAGCGCCGTCAGTCCAAACCTCGATGGCTCGCAGATGCGCTTCCCGCGGGCGCTGAAACCCGCTGAGCCAAAGCGAGACCGAGGCTTCCGGAACACCCACGCCGTGAGCGCAGTCCTTCTGCCGAAGTCCGTGCTCAGCAAGAAATGCTTTCAACGCGATCGGGCCGCGAGGCATCACGTCTTGAATCAGTGCCATATGTTTATTCTTAATTAAGCGGAACCATCGGTCAAGTCCAGGATGGGCTGTGGAACTTAACTAAGTGAAATCACATGCATGCTAGCCATTTACCTATGAGTCAGAACGCGCAAAACGGACGCAGCCGGGGCAAGGGAGTTCCCGAATACCTGCGGATCTATCTACAGACCCAAATGGCTGTCTGGTTGGCAGCTGCCCCCAAGCGAAAAGCAAAAGACCTTGCGAAGCTTGCCGGGCTCACTGAGGCGCAGATCTCGACCGCGAAAAATCACGGTCGCGGCATTGGCTACGACACCTTTAAAGGCATGGCCCGGGTATTGGGGATCACCGGCGATGAGCTTGAGCAACGCGCTCTAGCCGCCTGGAATCAACGCCCCGCGGATCTTCGAGTCGTGCGTGACGGAGATTTTCTTAAAAATGGGGACATGCCAGGCTGGGCAGACGCAGAGACCGCTGCTCGCATTCAGATGGATGGCGTGCCCGGTTGGGTGTTCGATCAAGCGCGCGGGCGTACTGGGCTGATTCCCCGAGACGGCGTGACGACTCAATACGTGATCGATGAAGCGCTCGAGATCTTTCGCTATGCCACACCAGCTCAAGTGCTTGAGCAAACGAGCGCGGAGCTTGATCGTAGGGTTTCAGAACTACGCAGGCCGAAGCGAAAGAAGCGCTAGCGTTTTTCTTTGGGCGGGGCTTGGAATAAAACCAAAGGATCGATTCCAAGGCCTTGGCTGACGCGCGCAACGGATCGAAGGGTTGGGTTGGCAGTGTCGGGATGTTCAAGCTGTTGGATGCGTTGCGAGTCCCATCCGCAGCGTTCAGCAAGTTGCTCCTGTGTAAGACCGAGTTCGATGCGAATTCGGCGAAGGTTCTGTATGAACCGCCGCTGTAAATCCCGATAAGCGTGCGAATCCCTGGACGGACTGTGTCTCGCCACGCGCTCGAGCCAACACAAGGTATGGCTTGTGCAACACAAGCTATAACTTGGATTCCAACTTTCATTGGATGCAGTCCAATGTATCCGTGCTCACGACTACGGCTTGCGCCACATGTTCCTTTCCTGCATGTTTGGGCATATGGGGCAGCTCCAGTCCGTCTGGTCCGCCAGCTCACGTGTCACACCTAAACAACAAAGCGCGCTGATCAGAATTGCAAGTGAGCCGCGCTTTGTGAGGCCTGCAACCTTAGAGCACATCACAGAAGAGATCTACGATCGCGCGGCATTTGATGATCCGTTTGCGCATCCCATGCTGCTCGCGCATGCCAACGATGTTCTTGTGTGCCCGACGCTGGAGGAGAACCTCCGCTGCTGGTCCGTGGAGGGCGATCGCGTCTTGTATTACCCGATCCTGGCCAGCGGTCGCAAACTCGGTGAGCTGCTGTATCACGAGCTTGCCCATGTGCTGCTTCGTCGCAATTGCCTCAAGCATGACCATGGTGACGTCTACGCCCTCGCAATGACGTTGATGGCCCCCCGGCCCTGGATCATCGCCAACCTTGCCGCATCGGGCGGACAAGGGGCCATGACCGAGGCGCTGGTCCGTTGCAATCGATACGCCCCACGACACTTGCTGTCCCTACGGGTCCGGAATGTCATGAGGGACCTTGAGTCGGAATCCGAAAAACTACCCATCTCTCCAAGGCCTACCCTGTATACCGGAACTTAATTAATTTTCCCTTCCAGGGCTTGCATCCGAAGTTTGTCTTAATTAAGATGATCTCTGTCGCCCGGTCTTTTGCTGGTCGCGATGGAGTTCCACGATGTGTAGCGCCCTTGACCCTCGTACCTCGGATCCAGTGTGTGACAGCTGCAACGAGCCTTCCATGTCAGGACGGCTCCATTGTGCAGAGTGCCAAGCACGTTCGCACTTTGACCGTGACGAGCCCGGCGAAGTCGATGCGCTGGTGGCTGATGGCTTTCTGACCCGCGAGCGTGCCAACGAGATCGGCCGCGAGTGCACCGACTACGTAGCCTGGGCCCAGGAGCAGAACCGCGCGGCCGTTGCGCGCATGGGGCAAGGATGAGTCTCCTTGCCCACATGCGCCTGCTCGTCGAAGCCTGCGCCCTGAAGACGCTTCACCCCACAAGCCGGCAAGCGATCGGCTCGTACGACTACCGGCGTCGACAGATCGCATTCAGCTACCCAACGGTATCGATTCACCGGATAGAGGCGATTGCACGGAAGCACGCTGCCATCTGGATCGACAGAGGACACGGCAGGACGGTGAGAAGGGCGAAGCGTGACGCAGCTGAACGCGCTTCAAGGGCGGCGGTGCAACAGATGCTTGCGGCGGTGGAGGCAGCCCGAGCGGCATAGGGGGCCATCGATAGCGCTCGACTCCTGTCTGCAGACGGGGGTCGTTCGGTAGCGATGGAGGCGGCAGATGGACGAGTTGCCGGTGGAATGGATCGAAGAGGCGTTCGGGTGGCTGGAGTACTTCGGGTTCGATCGAGTTGAGCTGCAGATGGCGCGGCGGGTGCTGTTGGGATCACGAGTGGAAGGAGTGCGGGGCAATGGGTGAGGTCAAGTCGATCCAGAAGAGCGACCGGGCGGAGATCCAGCTCGATCAACAAACCACCAAGCGCATGGTCGAGAGCCTTGTGCTCCGTGGGGACATCAGCGCGCTCAATCCCGAGGAGCGTGCGAATTACTACGTCCAGCTGTGCACAAGCCTAGGACTCACCCCGGCAACGCAGCCTTTCGCCATCCTGCGGCTCAATGGCAAGGAGATTTGCTACCCCACACGCGGCGCGACAGATCAACTTGCCGCCATTCATCGACTGACCCGCGAGATCATCGAGGGCCCTAGGCTGATCGATATCGCTGGCACTAAGTTGTTCTATGCGGTGTGCAGAGCCACGCATCCCAACGGCCGCAGTGAAACGGCTGTTGCGACGGTGCCGCTCACCGACCCCGCCAATGTGATGATGAAGTGTGAAACGAAGGCCAAGCGCAGAGCAACGCTTTCAATCCTGGGTCTCGGAATGCTCGACGAGACCGAGGTCGAATCCATTCCAGCGCACGCTAAGTCTGCGGCACCGCCGATCGTTCTGCAGAACCAACCAGCAGCACCCGAGAACGATCTCGCTCACGATCCGCCCGCACAAGACACCCCTGCGCTCGACGCTCTCAACGCCGATCTTGATGATGTCGATGAGCGTGGCACGGACTTGCTTCGGGCTGCACGCATCTGGCGCAAGCACAAGGATGCTGTGTACGCAGAAGCCGGCGGGAGCGCTGAATACCTATACGAAGCGCAGAAAGCTGTACTCGGCGTCACGAAGGTAAGCGCAACGAGGAATCAGCTCAACGAACACGTTGCCGCCCTGGAGATGCGCGACAAGACCCCACGCGACAGCGTGTACGCCGACGTCATGGATCTACTCGAGCTTGCTGATTCTGCTGAAGACGTGGCAGAGACTATCCAGAAGCACAAGCCGGCCATTGATCTGCGAGCTGAAGAGATTCGTGACCTACTGCGCAAGGTAGCTGTCCGACGCGTGCAGGAACTCGTGCCGGGCATGACCGACGCAAAGACCGCGGCACAGTGGCTCAAGAACGCCCTAGCACCCAAGGATCCGCCCAAGCCCCCGAACGGTGGCGGCACTCCGAAGCCCGAGGCGCCTGCTGCAAACGATAGTGACCCGGAGCGTGACGCGATCATGGATGCAGACCACGTGCGCGAAAACAACCAGTTCGCGCAGGCCTCGGCGGAAGACCGGCTCATTGCCTACGTCGCAAGCAAGGCCAACGTCTACGAACTGCAAAACGGCATTGAGAAACACTTCGACGAGTTCAAGCCCAGTCGCGAGCAACTCGTTCGGATCGTCGTACCGCGCCTGGTCGAGTTGTCCGCCAACACGCAGACCCCCCTCACGCAGATGGGTGCGATCAACGTTTGCCGCGCAATCTATGCCAATGCCAAGCAGCCCAAGTCACGCAAGAAAGGCAAGGCAGCATGAGACCCAACCGTGACATGGAGGCGATCGCCCGGGCCAGGCGCGTCGCCAGCGATACCGAAGACCTAGTGAACATCGCGGATGCTGCAAGGGCTGCGGTCCTGATGATCCCGCCCCCGGATGTCACCAAGGATCCCAAAGCAGCAGCAGCCTATCAGCGGCTACGGGCCGCGATCGAGAAATACATGAACCCAAGCGAGCGTGCTGAGACCACACCGTGACCAATACTCGTTCAACTAGCTGTAAACATGACCAGCAGGTCGTCTACTGGGTGTGCGTGAGCTGCGAGCGTGCCACGCGCACCTGCCGCTGTGGCCACATCACACCAACGCCACCGGGCCTATTGTGCGAAACGTGCCGACGGCGGCGAGTGAACTGAGGAGCGGTTCCAATGGCTAACAACGACATCACACTGCCTGACCCGCGGCAGACTGAAATGTTCGCGGAGACCAAACGCACCGACGATGCGTTCGATACCGCGGAGTTTTACGATGCCCGCAACAGCGAAGTGCTCTCGCACCGATCACCCGAGGAAGCCATCACGGACTGGCTGGAAAGCTGGATGGAACGCGGCTGCGACGTCGTCGCGCTCATTCGTGAGCACACGCCCATCACCGTCACTGCGCACAATCCAGAAACGGTCACCGAAGAGTGGGCCAAGGGCCTCGCGGAGTCTCTCCTAGAACGCCTAGACGAGAGTTTTAGCGAGGACTTCGGCGATCCCAACGGGAACGGCGATGAAATCGATGGCGAGGACTTGAAAGAGATGCTGCCTGCGATGACGGAGCTGGTGATGCGTGTGTGTTCCCAGGCCAAGGTCTGGCGCTGCGAAATCGTGGCCGAACGGGAATATAGCGCCGAGGAGGTCGAGGCGATGATGCGCGAGCACAATCCGGAGTGGTTCGAGGAGAACTCCAATGCCTAATGAGCCGAACGCCATCGATGTCGTGGCCGAGCGCATTCTGGATGCCGTTGCCGCGGCATCCGGTTCGCGTGAGGCGGCCATAGGGCCCATTCGCCGACTGCTTGCGGAGTTCAGCCGGGACCAGGTCAGCGCGTTCACGCGGGTGATTCAGGCGGACGTCTATTACGAGTGCGAACGGATCGCGAAGCGCAACTGGGCATATGAAACCGCGGCAGATATTCGCAAGGCCGGCAAGCTTGACGAAATCTCCGTCACCGAATGCAAGAGCGAGGACATCCGTGGGTAGCGAAGAACTCGCCCAGATCCGCGCCGAGCTTGCTGCGGTCAATGAACGCATTGCGCTTGTGGAAGCTGTGTTGCTTGACGTGGTCACGCGCAAGGTCGACCGGCCCATGCCGCACCTGCTCACGGATGAAGAGCGTGCGGATCGGGATCTGGCGACGCTCCGAATCGTGGCACTACAACGGTTGATGGAGGCGCGAGGCCAGTGAGCACGCTGACTGTCATCTGCACTCCGTGTAACGGTAGTGGTCGTGAGCCGATCGGTGAGATCACCGTGAAGTGCCACGTCTGCAATGGCGTTGGCTCGGTGCCGGCACCCGGTGCTGCGAGCGATCCCTTCGCGCCTGTGCTCACCCTGGAGGAAGCGTTTCGGCGGATCCGTCAGCTCGAGCAGGCGATGGTCATGCTTGCGCAGATGGATCCGCCAGCCTCGCTCGCAACACGGCGCCTGATCATTCGCAAGATCGAGGAAGAGCTGCAGAAGGGCAGGGATGTGCGGTGAGCACAAAACGCTACCCAATGATGCGCGTGCGGCACTACGAAGAGTACGACGAGTGGTGTCTAGAACGTGTCGTCAAGGCGTCCGATTATCACGCCCTCAAGCCGGCTGGCGAGATCACGCTTGCTGAGTTGATCGAGTGGCATTCGGCGGAGGCGGAGAATGCCAACCACCACGATCAGACCAAAACGGCAGAGAGACTTGCAGCGCTCATCACAAAGCACGCTGGTGCGATGGAGGCGCATGCGGTGTTGCTGGACATCGCGGAAGTCTATGGCGGGGTACACCAGCTATGACCACGCACAACGTCACACTGACCGCATTCGCTCGGAAACTTGGGCAATACACCATCCGTGTGCTGCTTAGGGAACGCGATCGCGTGCTGGTCACGGATTCATTCGGCAACGGCATTCAGCACCTGTATGGCGAGCTTTCGATGCATGCCATGGCGCTATCGACTGAAGTGGCGATGTGGCGCAGGAGGGGACTGCTATGAAACCCAGGAGCTACCTGCTGGTCACGGTGTCCCGTGCATTGCACGACACAGCCAATGCTTGCGTGTGGATGCGTGACACCCTGGAATCTCAGATCCGTGAGATCGGATACCGTACCGTGTTCAATGGCGGAGCCGAGAAGGGCGACCGCGATGCAAGTCTGATTGCGCACAGGCTTGGCGCTTGGGTCTACGAATACCGAACGGACGGATGGTCCTACACGCTGGATTGCGGGATCTATCACCAGGGCCGTCGGTGGTGGGCTCCGCAGGGATCGGTTCATCCACTTGAGCGCAATCGGTTTCTCGCGCGTCGATGCGCTGAAGCTCACGCAGTTGGCCTTGACGTGCGCGTGCTAGGCCTTGTGGCACCGTGGTCCAAAACGCACGGGACCGATCACACGTTAGCTCAGGCCAGCCACAACGGGATTCCGGATGAGCTCATCACCCGGATTGAATGCCCGGCCGAATACGGAGTAGCCCATGCCGGTTGATCCCAGCCTTCATCCGAAGCTCGTTGAGCTACTTGCTCGCCATGCGTACCAGGTGAAGCCAGCGGGCGAGTACATGACTCTGGCATCTGGGCAGACCACACGGGAGTACCTCGATTGCCGTAAGGTTCTGGGCCATCCCGATGCACTCAGAGAGGTCGCGGAAGCGGTAGGCATCGCTCGTAACGACGTCGACGCTATTGGCGGAGTCGCAATAGGCGGCATTGCGATTGCTGCGGCAGTGGCCCTTCGGAGCACTCGGTTCATCTACACGATGCCGTGGTTCTACGTTCGTCTTCGACAAAAAACCCACGGCACCTACTGTATGATCGAAGGTGCCGTTCAGCCCGGTTTCAACGTTTGTCTTGTCGATGACGTGGTCACCACGGGCGAAAGCATCATCACCGCAGTGCTCGCGTGTCAGGACTTCGGTCTGCACGTTCGACAGGTGATTGCGCTGGTTGACCGAGAGCAGAACGGGCTCGATCGCATTCGGAACGTAGTGGGACCGGACGTGCCGGTCAGCGCGCTGTGTACGTTGAGTCAGATTCGGGAGGCACACCATGCCCTGTGACTATTCACGCTACCCGAAGAACTGGCGCAAGATCCGCGATTCGATCCTAAGGCGCGCGGGCGAGCGCTGCGAATGCTCGGGGCAGTGCGGAGACGCCCACGATGGCGGGCGCTGCAACGTTCCCAACGGCGCAATCATCAAGCGCAACCCGGCAAACCCCGCGCAATGGCAGGAGCATCACGGCTGCTCGCTGTGTCTCGGTGGCGATCCGGAATGCAGTAGCCGCTTGGTCCGAGTAGTGCTCACGATCGCTCACTACCCGGATCCAACGCCGTCGAACTGCAATGAGATGAATTTGCTATGTCTCTGCCAGCGTTGTCATCTTCGTATTGATCACGTGCAGCATGTTCGGAATGCTCGCGCGACACGCATGAAACGCAAGGCCGCGGGAACGCTTCGGGGGATTCTATGACCGACCGACTCTGTGACCTGCCGATCATCGTGCTCGCGCCGGTTGCTGGCGTGCTCTTCCTGGTGTGCTGGGCGATGGACCGAAGGGGAGGGCGATTGTGACGCCCGAACGCTTCACCAATCTCGACACATGGAGCCAAGCGCTTGAGCCAGGCCCCTGCAAAACCGCTCTACGTGAGCTGATTGCCGAAGCGAATAAGCTGCGGGCCCAACGCGATGCCTTACGCAAACGCGTTGCCGAGCTCGAGCAGCGTCTCGATGACGTGCCCTGTGGCTGGACCGAGCCGCCGCCGAGAAAACCAGGGCTACGTGTGCGAGCCGGAATCGTGGGAGTCGATTAATGCCTTGCTACGTACGATACGACGACGGCACCCATCGGGCGTTTGTGCGCATGAAGCACGGTGAGATTCGTTCGTTCCGCGCATTCGGCCCCAAGCTCAAGGATCACCCAACCGTGGATCTGCCGTGCCCCGCGTGCAGCGAACCGATGGCAGTCGGCTCCGTTACCACGCTCATTGCGCTCGGTCCGGGTAAGGATACCGAAGCGAGAGAACGGGCTCGTGAAAACCGTTGGTTCAACGCCATAGCCATCGAGCTGCACTTCGCGTGCGCAACGGGCATGGAGATCACGCTGTCGGATACGGTGCAGGCAGAAGGAAACAGACCGTGACCGCGTCTTTCAAGCAACGTGCCCTACGCTGGACGCTCGAGCGCGTTAGTAAGCTCCTGCCAGTGCGAACGATTCGCGGCGAGAACGGTTCGCCCTACCTGTCCAAGTACCTACTGCTTGGCCAAGACGGCGAATTCGCGCCTGGTTGCCGATTGTACCTGCACCGATTTCACCGCGGCGATTTGGACCACGATCTTCACAATCACCCGTGGGAATGGGCAATTTCGTTGATTCTGGTGGGCGGATATCAAGAACAGCTACACGCGCTAAAAAAGTCCAAGTTTCAGGATGGTCTGTTCACGCTTCGGTGGGAAATCGGTGAACGGGACATGTTGCCAGGAATGGTCAACGTGCTGTTGGCAGACACCTTCCATCGTGTCGACTTGCTCGATGGTGAATGCTGGACGCTCTTTTTGACCGGCCCCAAAACGCAATCGTGGGGGTTCCTAAACGATTCTGGAATCTTCACACCGTGGCGAGAGCAGCTCAAGAAGCACGGTATCGAAGTACGTGAGCCGTGGAAGACAGAGAGGCGATGGGCATGATCCACACCGACCCCAAACACCTCGTAGCTCGTGCCAAAGCCTACGACGCCCAGGAACGCCCCACGGATCTGGATCGCCCCGCGATCGCAGTGCATTCGCCGCAGTGGCAGCCGATGCCGAGCGACATCACGCTCCCGAACGTATTGTTCGAATACCTCTCACCAGAAGTGCGGCGCTTCGCGGTGGTCATGGAATCGCTGCTCCGAGAAACCGGTGACAAGCAGGATGACCGGCCGCGGGCAATCTACCAGCACATGCTGCGGGAGGCTGCGCGTCTGAAGGCTGCCATCATGCATCAGGGCGTTACGGACTTCTTGGGCAACGCACTGCCAGCAGAGAACGTAGACCGCAATCCGCGACGAGTAGCCAACGTGCTCCGGGAAGCTGCAAGCGTGGCGTGCAACGCGTTGCTGGTGGCCGATGCGTGCGGGGCACTAGAGGAGCGAGAGTAATGGGTCACATCATTCACGCACGCCGAACGCCTGACGGCCTGCGCTATCGCGTGTGGTCGACGGTTGTTGACGCGTACCTGAGCGAGCCAATGACGGAAACCGAGGCGCGAGAATGGGACCTCGGTGAGCGTCTTGATGATGCGCGAAACAAACACTTGCGAGAAATCGACAACAGACTCCTGCGCGCCAATACCTGCGGTACCTCGGAACTCATAGCAATCGGCAACACACTCGATGCGCCATGGAAAACCGAGCGCTGTCGATGCGGCTGCTTTCATCACGAGTTCGAACGGGGCTCGTTGGGGCAATGCGTGGAATGCGGTCAGTACAGGAGTGATCGGTCGCACGAGCCACCGTGCAAGCCACCCCACAACGACCCGCCCAACGAAGGCGGTGATCCGATGGACGTGCCGATCGATCATGACCCGGAGGATGAGTAGCCGTGGCCAGGACCGAGCGCCACAGCGTGATGTACTACTGCGACCAGTGCCTTAGGCGTGAGGTGGCGTACGACCAGGGGTACTGCCCGCTCAAAATCGCGTCGTACGTGCCAACGGACTGGTACGCGGTGTGTCGAGGCGCTGGCAAGACGTGGCACCTGTGTAGCGCGAAGTGTCTGCAAGCGTGGGCGGGGAAGCAAGGAGACGTCGATGGGAGCGGCTGACGCTTGTGCTATCATGCAAGATTGCCCGACGAGTGCCCGCAGAGTGCGGAGCGGCTACGTGGGGGCGAGGAGCGTGGTGATGGGCGGTAGGATCGTCTATTCCGAGCCGGATCGCGAAGGCTCTCGCAGGGCGGAAGCGTTCCGTGTGTGGTGCCGGACTCATAAGATTCCCGTTCTGAAGGACGGTCGGGTTGAATGGGTTCGCGGTAGCGAAGCTCGCCCATTCGATCATCGGTCCGTGATCTACGCCCTTCAGGCGACGACAACCGGACCTATCAAGATCGGGACGTCGACCGACTTTGAAAACCGGTTCAGGTCACTCTGCAACATGTCGCCTTGGCCGCTTGAAGTGATTGCGTTGTTCGAGGGTGACCGCGAGCGAGAGCGGTGGCTCCATCGACGTTTTGCGAGATACCGCAAACACGGCGAGTGGTTTGAGCCGGCTCCGATCATTCTACGTTGGGCGCAGAGAATGGGAGTGATTCGATGAGCGCAGCCAAAGAACTGCCCGAAGTTCTGACTGTAGACGAGCTTGCCAAGCTTATGCGGGTGCACCGGAAAACCGCCTACGCTGCAATTCGGCGGGGCGACGTTCCGGGCGTCCATTACATGGGTGCCCACATTCGGATCAGCCGAAAGGCCGTGATAGCGTGGCTTCCGGAAGGTCAACGCCGCGGCCCACGCAATCGGAGTATCCGATGAGTGTCAGGCAGCGAACCCGTCGCAACAAAGACGGACAGGAATGCAAACGATGGATGGTCGATATCGATTACCAACACCCGGACGGACGACGCGAGCGCATCCGTCAGATCCCGCGCGTGCAAACACGACGGGCTGCCGAGCAGCTCGAGCGGGAACTACTCAACCAATTGGCGGGCGGAGGTCCGCGCCGCGCGGAGGTGCCCTTGCTCGAAGACTTCGCTAAGGAGTTCGTCACCATCTATGCGACGGTGAACAACAAACCAAGCGAAGTGGACACCAAGCGCGACGTGCTAGATCAACACTTGGTGCCCCACTTCAAAGGGCTTAGGCTTGATGCCATCGATCTGCGAAAGATCGAGGCGTACAAGGCTAGCAAGCTTGGGGGCGAGAAGCCACTGTCTCCCAAGACCATCAACAACCACTTGACGGTCCTGCGTAAGCTTTTGGACGTCGCCGTCGAGTGGAAACGCCTGAGCCATGTCCCGAAGTTCAAGTGGCTCAAGGTGCCCAAGCCCCGGTTCGACTTTTTCGACTTCGACGAAGCCGAGCGCTTGATTGCCGGGGCTGCGCCCGAGTGGCGGTGCATGATCACGCTCGGGCTCCGGACCGGCCTTCGCATCGGTGAGCTGCTGGCCCTGCGCTGGGAGGATGTCGACCTACGGGCGGCTCATCTCAACGTTCGGCAAGCCGTTGCGCGCGGTCGGATCGGAACACCCAAGGGGGGCCGAAGCCGCGAGGTGCCACTAAGTCCCCAGGCTCTCGATGCCCTCAAGGCGCACCGTCACCTGCGGAGCAAGCTGGTGTTCTGCGATCCAAAGGGCGAGCTACTCGCCCGCGGTGAATGCAAGTGGCCCCTATGGTCCGCCAGCCGGCGGGCCGGTCTGCGCCAAGTCGGCTGGCACGTGCTTCGGCACACCTTCGCTAGCCACC